AGTGATTTGTTTCCATGGGGCAATAAAGTAGATGTAACTCAGTTCCCTGACTATGCAGAGATAGTAACTGTCTTAGCTCGTTGTGGTCAATTTGCTAAGGATAATAATATTCGCATTACTACTCATCCAGGTCCATTTAACTTACTTGCATCTCCTAAAGAGTCTGTAGTTATTAATACTATTAAAGATTTAGAAATGCATGGTTTACTATTTGACTTAATGGGTCTTTCTCGAACTCCGTATAATAAAATTAATATACATGTAGGAGCGACGTATGGAGATAAGTATAGTGCAGCTGAAACATGGTGTAAGAATTTTGTTAGGTTGTCTGAAGGAGTTCGTTCTCGCTTGACTATTGAGAATGACGATAAAGCTTCTATGTATTCAGTTAAAGACTTACATGAATTGATTTATGCTCACGCAGGAATTCCAATTGTATTTGATTATCATCACCATACATTTAATGATGGAGGTCAGTCAGCAGAAGAAGCTTTGAAATTGGCTATGTCTACTTGGAAAGACGTAAGGCCAGTTGCTCATTATTCAGAGTCAAGAGCTCTTCATGAAAATGATTCCACAATTAATCCTAGAGCTCATTCAGTATTAATAACCAATTATATTGATACTTTTGGTTTAGATATTGACGTGATGATTGAAGCGAAAGGTAAAGAATTGGCCCTTTTAAATTATAGAATTTTGCATGGCACCAATTAATATATTATAATATTATTATATTAATAATTATTATTATATTCACTATTATATATATTATTTATAATTATACAAACGTTTAAAAAAATCAAACAAAAAACAAAAATAAATTTATGAGATACAAAGAACATACCGTAAGAAAATTAGAAGCTCAAGCTACTAAATTGAAAACCTTACAACGATCGATATCAAATTCGGATATGTCCGGCACTGAAGCTGTACAATTCCTAGCTTTAATTATTAAAGAAATTGAACTAGTCGTCGAACGTTTAGGATTAGAGCCTAATGAATAAATTGGCACTTAAGATATTTGTAGGAATAGTAGCACTTTCCCTTGCGGGTTGTGCTGCTTTCTTTTCTATTGTCGGATTAGCTAAACTATTCGCCGGCGCTGCTGTAGCTGTCATTGTCATGACATCGACGTTAGAAGCTTCAAAATTAGTAATTGCTTCTTTTCTATATAGATTTTGGACAATTGTAAATAAAACATTAAGATTTTATTTATTAATTGCTATTACTATTATTGCATTGATTACTTCAATTGGTATTTATGGATTTTTATCCGGTGCTTATCAAACTACAAAATCTAAATATGATTTAACTCGCACTCAAACTGACAGTTTATCAACTCAAAAATTATATTTTGAATCATCAGCCAACACATTTAAAACTCAATTAGAATCTAAAAATATTCAGTTAACCAATTTAACTTCAATTAGAAATTCTCAAGAGTTAAGAGCAACCCAATTAGTAACTTCAAATCGATCGTCTCGCTCAGCTGATCGGTCAGCAAAAGAAACTGACGCGTCTATTAAGACTTTAAACAAAGACATTGATGAATTAAATAAAAAAGTAATAGCATATTCCGACTCTGCTTCAAAAACGCAAGTTTCTATAACTCAATTAGGATTGAAAAATGAAATATCATCTGAATTAGGTTCTTTAGCTTATATATCTAGAGTCTTAAATGTAGATATGGATAGTGTAGTTAATGTATTAATATTACTTTTTATTATTGTATTTGATCCATTAGCAATTTGCATGGTGCTAGCATTTAATTTTATGTCTAAGAACTCAGAAGATAATAATCCAAAAGAAGAACCTCAAAAAGAAATTAATTTTCCAGAAGAAGATGAATTTCCATTCAAACCTGATTTTTTTGTAGATACTAACCCTTATAATACGTATAATGTGGTTGAACAGCCGTCAGAACACCCCTTGACACAGCCTGAACCGGAGGCAGTAATAACAATATCCCAGCCCCGAAACAAGGAGGATTTAAAGGAGTTTAAACGCCGTGAAATTGATAAGGAGCGAAAGGAAAGTTTAGAAAAAAAGAAGCTAAAAGAAAATTTATATAACGAAGACAATTCTAAAACATATTAATTAAATAAAGGTTATGAAAAAAGTAGAAAAAGTAAAACCACAATACGCTACGACTAAATTCTCAACTAAAATGGTTGAAGGTCGTAGATTTATGATTTGCCAAAATTCCGAACCAGGAGGCAAATATTATAGAGAGCGTATATGCAATACATGGACTGTAGTAGGTAATGACGCTAATGCAGTAATATGCTGGAAATGCGTAGCTGCTGTATGTGAAGGTCCTGTAGTCAGAGCATCTATTCCAAAATCAGATAAACCTAAAGGTTGGAAATTTATGAAAGAATATGTAGCCACAGACGGCACTGTATATCATAAAGGAGAAGAACAGCCTTCACTAAAAGGTACGTTGCCTGTAACGGTAATTGAACCTAAACCAGAAAAGAAAAAATTATCTAAACAAGAGAAGTCAGATGCATTTAATGACTTAGGTAAAGACATTGAAAAATTAAAAGTTCAATTATTTCATGAAACTCGTAAAGGTAAAAAAGCTGAGTTAATGCGATCGCTATCTAAAGCTAACAGACAGCTTAAAAAATTAATGTAAGAAAAATTAGGATACTTAATATTAATTTCATATATTATGTAGATAAATAGAAAATATGACTAAAATAAATAATAACACAGTCTACAAAGGTTTGTATGACGATGAGCCTGAATCTAAAAAGAAAAGGTTAGAAGATAAAAAAGACGAAAAGTCAAGTAAAGATCTTTATAATGAAATAGACTATGGCGTTAGTGTTACCGACTCTGTTATTTATTTACATGGAGATATAATGTTAGGCAATTGCTTCGATTTTATTTCAAAAGTTAGATTAATATTAGAACATCGCCCTGAAGATAAAAAAGAAGATCCAATTACATTGTTATTAAACTCCAATGGGGGTGACGTGTACGAAGCTTTAGGTATTATTGATTATATGGAATCAGTATCAGTGCCAATTAATGTTATTGCAAGAGGAAGAGCAATGTCAGCAGGTGCAATGATTTTATGTTGTGGTACCGGAATAAGAGCTGCGTCTAAAAACACTACTATTATGGTTCACGAAGCTTCAGCTAATATATTTGGTAAGTCTGCCGACATTAAAGCAAATGCAGAACATATTGACGAGTTAGAAGAAGACTTTTATAAAATGATGGCTGCCAAAACAAAACATGATGAAGAGTTTTGGCGCAAAGCATGTAGAAAAGATTATTATATGACCGCAGCTAAAGCAGCTGAGTTAGGTTTAATTGATCAAGTAATATAAGTTATGGGAAAACAAGATACAGAATTGCAATGGAAAACGTTAATGGAATATATTGAAAAATATATTTCTGGCACACGTAAAGAAGTGCTAATTAAAATGTATGAAGAATTGTCTGATAGAGTTTTAACAGCTCCAGCATCGTCACATTCAACTAGGCATAACTGCTTTCCAGGAGGATATATCGATCACGTTAATAGAGTTGTAAAGACAGCTATTAAATTATTTGAAGTATGGACTGAAGCAGGCGCCGGCACAAATAAATTTACTTTGGAAGAAGTAGTATTTGCAGCTATTAATCATGACTTAGGTAAAGTAGGTTCTAGCTCTGAAGATTATTATGTTCCAAACGATTCAGATTGGCACGTAAAGAGAGGACAAATTTATAAAATTAATCCTGCATTGCAATTTATGAAAGTTCCGGACAGAAGTATTTTTCTATTACAAGAATATGGAGTTAAATTTTCAGAGAATGAATATTTAGCAATTAAATTGCATGACGGATTATATGGAAAAGGTAATGAATCTTATTTAATGGCAGGTATGCCAGAATTTTCTTTAAAAACTGATTTGCCTATTTTATTACATCACGCTGATCATTTAGCTACTTTAATTGAAGGTAATTTAACTCACACTCCACAAATAGTAGAAGTAGCTCCAACAAAAGCAAAATCTAAATTAGGAGGATTTAATGATCCAATTGGTGATGATAACTTAAAAACAGCATTTGATAAAATATTCGGATAATATGATAGCATTAATTATAATTTTCTTCTTAGCCGTAATTGGATTTATGGGTTATGGAATGTGGAATCTTGTTAAACAAAATGAGGACTTAGAAGAGACTGTAGTATATTATCAAGATAAATTAGATGAGATACGTGAGAAGGTATTAGAGACTGAAACTCAATTAAAAGACCTAGACATTCGTGGAGCTTTTGAAGCAGACGACGAGGTAGGTTTTGTATTTAAAGAAATAAAAGAATTGTCTTCGGACTTAACTAAAACAGTAGAATCAGTATATGAATTTAGAACTTAATCAAGAAGCAGTTAGTGAAGTGACTGTTGAAGCTGTAGTAGCAATAGAACCGGAAGCTCCAAAAACTCGAGGTCGTAAGCCAAAGACAAAACAATACTTTACAAAAGACACTGAAAATGCTATTTTGCTTTATAATCTTTTAGAAGATGAAATAGAGCGTAATAAACTTTACGAAGAAAAAATTAAATATCCATTGGATAAGTTAGTTGAAAATATTATTCATACTTTTAAGTTTTATCATTTTGATATTCCATATGAAGATGTAAAACATGAAGTAGTTGCTTTCTTAAATGAAAAAATTCATAAATACACAGATCCTAATAAAGGTAAAGCATTTTCGTATTTTTCAATCATAGCAAAAAACTATTTAATTATCCATAACAATGGGAATTATAATAAGTTTAAAAATACGGAACAGCCTGAAGCAATTGATGATAATAGAAATGTTATCAATGAAGTAATGCGTGACGACGAATTAAACGAGAAAAAAGAATTCATGGATTTATTCACAACATACATGGATGACAATTTAGTTTTATTTTTTAAAAAGCAACCTGATATTGGAGTTGCAGATTCAGTATTAGAATTATTTCGCAACAGAGAAAATATAGAAAACTTCAATAAGAAAGCTCTTTATATATTAATAAGAGACCGTACCGGAGTTAAGACTCAATATATCACTCGAGTTATTAATATTATGAAAAGTGCTTATATAGAAATGTATACCAATTACAAGCACACGGGAAGAGCAACATTAAATCACGCTAAATTTAAAAAGTCAGAATTCCTAGAATAAGATATTTATTTTAAAGGATATATGGATTTTGATGTAGAAATTTTTAAAGGTAAGTCATTTTCCGATTTAATGAAAGATATTTATTCG